GGTATGGCGGAATTGGCAGACGCGCATGGTTCAGGTCCATGTGAAAGCAATTTCATGCAGGTTCAAGTCCTGTTACCTGCACCAAAGCTTTTTACCCCGGTAAATACGATGTTTACTGGGGTTTTGCTATACTTAAATCACCCTAAAACACGGAAAAATACATATCGTAGCTAACACACAGCTAACAAGTAGCTAACAAATCTATAACCAAAAGATACCGCACCATCTGTCGCTTTTCGCACAAATCGAAAAAACTTTTCACACTAAATGAAAAAATTGAATTAATCATTTTTGCATATTGTTGCAGAAATGTTTCCGTAAAAATAAAAACACCTTGCAGAGATTTTACTCATCTGCAAGGTGTTTTTTTGTGTTAATTATTCTTTTTTTCGGTTGCCGTTTTGCTCTAAAATGAGATTTGTGCCGGTCTTTTTAATCTTATTTGGCTGATATTCAAGGATGTCAGCAACATCACAACCAAGGACTTCGCATATCCTGTCCAAATGTTCAAGGTTAATACGGTCACACATCTCATTATATATATCGCATATTGTCGCAGGTCTTATGCCGGTTTTACGGGCAAGTTCAGCCTGCGTTATGCGGTATTTGCCAAGCAAATCGGACAAATGAATTTTAATCATAATAACGCCCCGAGTAATATAATATACTACTGCGTTATTATTTTGCTTAATTGGTAATATTATTACCAAATCAGTAATTGGTTATGATAACTTCTTTAAATTCTGCACGATTTTCAGCGGTTGCTGGGAGCAAGTTTTGCCTGCTTACGCACTTAATATGGTAACCTTTATACAAGTCACGAATGAAATCGCAATCGTTATAGGATAGGATAAAACGCCCTTTAATCCCCTTTAAAACGGCATTTAAACGGATATGGTCATCTTTATTAAACTTAGTATAGTTGCGGTTATAGTAGCGTTCCGATGCTACATATGGCGGATCTACATAAAACAGAGCAGAATCACGGTCATATGTTTTAATAAGGTCTTCAAAATCCCTGTTTTCAATGATTACACTTTTTAATCGCTCCTTGTACTTTGGTAATTCAGAAACGATATTATAAATTGTTTTAGGGGCGGTCGCAAAAGAATTTCTATTGCTACCAAAGCTACATTTAATCAAGTAAAGATATCGTGCTGCTCTTTGCAGGTCAGTAAGCTCAACCTGATTCTCAATCTCATAGCGATATTGCGAAAACAGCTCTCGAGACTGTAACCAATCAATCTCCTTTTGTAGAGCAGAACAATTGTATTTTATCTGCTTATAAAGGTTAATAAGGTCGCCGTCAATATCATTAAATATCTCCATTTGACCTTTGATTTTATCCTTACCGAATAAGACCCAGCCTGCACCGCCACACACCTCTATGTAGCGGTTACAGTCACTGGGAATAAGTGAAATAATCTGATTTTTAAGGTGACTTTTGCCACCAATCCAGCCGATAAAGCTACGCATTTTTTTACCTCCATAATAACTTTTAGGGGCGTTATTATGGATATGTAATATTAACCTAACGCTTTCTTTGCATTTGCAATTTTCTTATCTTTAGCCCAATTGCAATCATTGATAAGATGATAGATAGCATTGATTGTCTTTTCGCCGACAATACCATCAACTGTGACCTTACCTGCTCTCTGTGCTTCTTTAACAGCTTTCAGAGTGCCGTCACCGAAACCATTTGAATTATCGACTTTCGTCTTGATGATACCCATATTGTAGAGTGTAATCAACTGTTTCTTGAATGCAAGTGTTGCCGTATTATGTGAACCGTATTTAATCATTTCCTCATTCTCCTTATTTGATGTTTTACCGCCGAGATGTGCAGTTACTTCGTCTGCAAGATTGCCAAGCCTGTTATAGAGCCAGTCGCCCGGGCAGGATTTATTTGCAAACCACCTATGTACAGTCAAGACCATTTCACCTGATTTTGGCGAATAATTTAGCGTCTTGTCCTCATTACCGAACCAAAGCAGTTTAGTCTTGCCGTTACGCTTGCAGATGTCAACGCAGAGTGCAACGAGTTTGTTATACACCTTGCTGTTCATGGTGTACGGAGCTACCGTGTCGCTTGCACATTCGATTGTGACTGCACGCTGGTCATTTGCGTTTGATGAACTGCACCAAGAACGATTCCCTTCATCAACACAAAGCAACACTCTGCCGTCATAGCCGATTCCGTAGTTACAGCTTGCCTCACAAGCTGTGTTCTGAAAAATGTTTCCGAGTGTTTCAACGCTACACTGACCTACAACGCAATGCGGAGTAATGCGGTCAATACTGTGTGTGCGTTTACCGCTGTGGTTTGGGCTTAATTTTGTGTAATTAACAAGTTTTGAATTACTCATAATTATTCCTCGCTTTCGCAAATAATTTTTTTGTTTTCAAACTTTTTGTATGCGTCAAGATACATTTCGTTTTTATCGCCGTTGTATGTACATTCGTAGTACATACCGTCGTGTAATGTTGTGCTGATAAGGCATTTGTGGTTTTGCAAAGTCTTACACGACCACACTACAAAAGTGTCAAAATCAGGTGTATCATCTGACTTATCTATGTGATTTAACACATACTTGTTTACCTCAGATGTTGCAAACTTAATAAAATTTGCATTTGTCATAACTATTCCTCGCTTTCATCTGTTTTTACTTCGACTGTTGTCTTTAATCTTTTAACGATTGATACTAAAAACTTCGGCAATGGGATTCCGATTTCCGAAAGGTTTTCAAGGATTGAAATTAATTCGTTGATGATAAACCAAATCGTCACAATCATGCCGATACAGTAGTTAATCCGCAGGTCGATTCCGCAGTTGACAAGTGCCGAGCTGATGAGATAATCTGCAACAATTCCGACCGCTACAGCTACGATATAGCCTACCTTTTTGATAATGCCTGTTACACCGACACGGCTGTTAAGCGTGTGACTGATGTATGCCTGCGCCATTCCTGTGATATAGTCGATAATCATTACCGCAATCATCACCGCAAACGGCACAAGCAAGATGTTAAGATATGCGACAATAGCACCGCATACCGTGGCAAATAATGCCTGTAAAATGTTTTCTTTCATTGTTTACACCTCGCTTTCTATCGGCTCGTCAACGGTTGGATTATCACCCCAAACTGCCATAACGGCATTGTAATATTCGTCTGACAGCACCGTTTTAAGCTGTTCTCTGCCCGATTTGCTGTTCATGTATGCATTGCGGATGTTACCGCCTACCTGCATTTCTTCACCGTTAAAGGTCAAAAACTGCTGTCTGAGTACCGAAACGCTGTCCTTTGTGAGCATATCGAGTGTGATTTTTTCTTTAAGTTCCATTATTTTTACCTCCGTTATTTAATTTTGTACAAGCAAATCACATTAATTTGCTCGCCGTCTGCAAATGTGTAAGCCGTCTTATCCTGAGTCGAAAACTGTAGCCAAGTGTTATTTTTCGGAATGGCAAATTTAAAGAGCTTGCCAAGGTTTGAAATACCGACACAAAAAACATTGTCCTCGGAAATACATTTGTACGGCAAATCAATCAGCGGACACATGCTATTGCCGCCAAGAGATACTGCGTTCATTTTGACCGTTGCACTGACGATTACGATGTCACCAATCGTCTTATATGTACAGTTTGCACTTTTGATTTTATCGGTGACGGTTGAATACGGTGTGAGTGTTGATGTACCACTTTCAATATTTGACGAATCGTATTTAGTTGCCAAGGCGGTTTTATCGGCTTTAACAAGTAGAGCGCTGTAAACCGCTCCGCTTGTGAGATAACACGGGCTGTTATTTTTTGGTTCGCTGTCGAACGGCATTGAATCGAGCTTTCGGGCAAGTTTTTTATCTGTTCCTTCTCGTGTATATGCGTCTGAAATGCCGTACCCTGCGAGAGTATTGGCTTTATCAGCTTTTTTTGCAAGATTTGTGTCGACTGTATCAAGCCTTGCCCCAAGTGAATTAGAACCACCTCTTGCCGTGGCTATTTCGGTTTCAAGTGCAATTGCCCCGTCTGTTGCCCGTTCAATCCCCTCGTCCATATGGTTGAGGTTGTCGGCATTGAGGGGCGGAGCAGAGCCGTTCACAAAGACAATTTTATTGTATTTGTTCATTTTCTTTTACTTCCTTTCCTAATCGTTTTTCGCCCTTTGATGTGAGGGCAGTTATAAATCCGTCCATTTTCTTATTGAACACAAATGTTTCGATTGTCGGCAAATCTTCAAACGGAGTTTTAATTGTGTACTTATCGCCTGCCTCAAGCCACCAATACGAAAACAGCTTAATTTTTGTCGGGCGGTATTTATATACATCACCAAAAAAATTAACAGAATTATATTTTGTGCCGATATCACTTGCTGTTGTTCTGCACCTCATCAAAATGTTATCGGAAACATACCAAGAAAAATCGTTACTGTTGCCATACAAAAACGCTTTTTTATCAGCAAATTTAGCACTGTACATACGGATAGGCTCAAGTTCGTAATCTTCAAAGGATAAATCTTTGTACGAATCGATTGTTTCAACGGAAGATTGAGAATACAGCCTTTTAAAACGCATTTTTCCGTCGGCATCTATAACGGCAAAGCTCAAAGTTAATTCTGCATAAGCTTGGATTAAATCTGACAAGGTAATGTCCTTTATAACCTTTTCCACGCAGTTATCATCAAATTTCAGCGGTACACTAAAGACAGATAAGCTCGGCGGTGAAACCCCTGTAATTGCATAATCTTTGGCAAATTCTGCGATTATTGAATAAAAGCTCTTAAAATTATCGTCTTTTTGATAGTGCGCATAACCATAAGCAAAACTGCCGTCCTCGTTCTCTTTGCCTGCAAACCACAAAGACATATCCACCTTTGACATATCATAAAAAGCGTCATAGGCTGTGATTTTGACGATGTTACGCTGTTTTTTATCTCTTTGAGCCGACTGAATTTTACCGTAGAAAACAGGACATTCAACCGTTCCTGTTTCGGCAGGACAAATAAGAGCATTTGACGGGTACAAATCATCTGACGGATACAGCTCCGGTTCAAGATATGTTGCCGTTATGATGACCTGTACCGTCTTTCCTATCAAAGCCGAGCAATCATAATCAATGAGTTTCACGCTCATTTCAGAGGCTATGCAACCGCCGAATTTCAATTCTTTTTCAACGATTTCATTTTCAAGCGAAAAACTGTCAAGCACGATACTTTCGCCGGTTATATCCTCAAAACTGCCGTCAGGAGAATGCAGGGCAACGGTGTTGTAAAGTGTGTTTGTTTTCAGCTTATCAGCAATTTCTTTAGATACAAGCATTTTTAAGAATCACCCCTTAATACTCAATCAGCTCAACCGTAATCGGCTGATAGGTTATATCACTTTTTTCGGCATTCATTACGGTATATTCAATATCGGGAATATAAAAATAAGAGGTGTAATAGCTGTTCGTTTCATCGTTCCAATAAGTTACCCTGCACTTTCTCTGTAACTTATTCGCCATTGAGAGGTTGATAATCGACTGAAAATCAATCTTTTCGTCAAGATGAAGAATGTGAGTTGAAAACGAAATTTTTGTTTTGTAATTTGGCAGCGTTGCCCTTTGAAGCGTACCGTTCTGATCTCGTTCCGCAGAAGTTTCAAGTCGCTGATTCGGAGTTGACGAAAATGCGGTAATGTACTTATTCGGCATTATGTTGTTGCCGAATTTAAGCAAATAGCCGTTATAATTTGACATATCATTTCCCCCTTTATGCGAATGCGGATTTACCGTTGTGTCTGCGTCTGTAAAGCTCATCCTGTCTTATCATTTCTTCAAAAAGCGTTGAACCCTCAAGCTCGGCAGTAAACGAATAAGTGTTGCCGCCGTTATTGCGAAAGATAATGAACATTTCATAAATGTGTTTAAGCAGGTCAAGAATTTGTGTGAGAATCACTGTATCCTGACCGCCCGAATTGTCGAGCATACCCTGTAACTTGTTAAGAGGGGAAATAACCTCAGGGTTACCGCTGTTAGCGCCTGCGTTATCGCCGACAACCGCAAGTGTCGGAGCCTTAACAATACCGCCTTTTGCAAATTTTCGTGCCGGTGATTCCGTGGGTTCTTCAAATCTCGGAATAAGAGGCGGATTTTCAGGCATTGAAAAGCTCCAATCCTGTCCAAATGCCGCGCCGATAACACCCGCAATTCCGCCGATTGAATTAACAACACCCGAAACGAAATTATAAATGCCCGTCCACAACGCATTTATGCCGTCAATGATAGCGTTTATAATAAACTTAAACACGGCACAAATGCCGTCCCAAATACCTTTGAAGAAGTCGTAGATACCCTGCCATGCTTTTTTCCAATCGCCTGAGAAAACACCTGTAATGAAGTCAATAAGACCGCCGAATGTTTTCTGTATAGAGGTAACCAAG